CATTTGGAAGAGCCATGATAATTTCCTTAAAAAAAAGTTAAGAAACAGGGCCGAAGCCCCATTCGGTTTAGCCCCAGATGCGGCAAGCCATTTGTGGACGGATGGTGCTGTAACCATACAGCACATCAATACGGCAAGGCATACGGTCGTTGTTGATGTCGTACTGACGAACGATACGCAGGCTGATGCCGTTGTGGACTGCGCGGGCAGCCATGTCAACACCTTGTGGCAGCAGCAAGTCGGCTGTAGCGAAGGTGATGGCGTCCTTGTGGTAAACCAAGTTCTGTGCGTACTGTGTAGATGCAGCGCCCACGAAGGTTGCGACACCGCCAGTTGCGGGCAGCACATCTACAGTAGCCAGAGCATGGTTAGCAGAGTACATAGGCGCAACGGTCACAGTCCAAGTACCAGACGAAGCAGTGACAGTAGTCAAAGCCACGAATTGGAACAGCGAACCAGTGGACTCACGGGTCTGTGGGTTAACAGCATTGCAACCGCTGATGGTGAACACGTCACCAGCATTGATTGTTGTTGACACAGAACCTTGTTCCAACAGAATGGTCGATGAACCTTCGGAAGTAACGCCAGGGGTCTTGACCAGTGTGGAAGCGCTGGCGCTACGTGAGCCAGTAAGGTGCTGCTTGATCGACTGAGACATGTTGATTTCTTCAAAGCCCAACACGCCAGTGCCCATCATGCCGTTCTTGAATTGCTTGCTGATAGTGTCTGTTGGGTTGAACAGACCTTTCATGCCTTCAACCAAGCCAGCGTTGGCCGCTGGGTTCACGGTAGCGTAACGTGGCGACATCACAGCGGCGTTCTCGTTGAGCTTCTGCTGGGCTTGCAACAGCACCAAAGAAGTGGCCGGAGTGGTGCCTGGTGTGCCGACAGTGTTACCGATGGTGCGGTATGCATTGGCAACGTCAGCGTCAATGCTGGAGGCCAACTGGGAGATACGCGGCTTAAGCACACGTTCTGCGAAGTCGTCCAACTGCATGGTCAGTTCGGCGGAAGTAAAGTTCACGCCGATATGCTTTTGGTTAGCCACAGACAGAGTGGTGAACTGCTCGTTGTCGTCCTGAACTTGCAGGGCGGCACCGTCAGTGACCAAAGCGCGGTCAGGCAGGCGGATACGCAGTGTGGAGCCGATCTTGGCACCTTCGACAGCGAAGCTGTCGTCGTACTGACGGTTCACGTTGCGGGTAAGTACAAGGTTGTTCTCCAGAATTTCCAGAGCCTTGCGGGTGATCATGTCGATCGTAAGAATGCTATTTGACATAAAAGTCCTTTAAATGTTAGCGATTGCGTTGTGCTTCGTACTTACGAATCTGGCGATTGCGCTCGGCTTCGATCCACTCTCCAGTAGTCATGGTTTTGATTGATCGTGGATCAGTCGTGTCATGGCTTGGGCTTCCCGAAGACCGCGCAGTTACCGGACTAATAGGCGTCGGCGCAGAAGTTGATTTTTTTACCGGAGGATTATCAGCCAATCTGACTTCAATCTTTCCAATTTCCTTTGCCTGCAATATAGGCGACAGACGGGCGATGCGCTCGGCTTCTTTCGGATTTGATCCAAGCCAGTAGGCTAGATCGGGGCCGTTGTCAGACGATTGAATCGACTCAGCCATAACGTCAGTAATTCGCAGCTTGGGGTTGTAGACGACATCTTCGAAGTCATCGTACTTATCCCGTGCTTTTTCTTCACGTTCGTTATATGCCTCTACGACTTCAGCCTGGTGCATCTGGCGGTCACGCGTAGCGATCAGTTCTTCAGCCTTTTTAATCGCCAATGCTTCCGCATAGGCGTCGGGGCTGTCAAAATTATCGATAGACGGAACATCCCTTGACACAGCCTGCTTGGTTTGCACTTCTGCTTGCCTAGCGACTTGATCGCGTTCCCATTTGCGCTGTTCTCTTGCGAGGCGCTTGCCAATAGCAGCGTCAAGTTCCTCTTGCGAGAATGTCTTAACAGGCTGGCTTTCAGCTACTTCCGGCAAATTTGCTTCAACTTCAGGTGTGGCCGTCACAACCTTCGCTGGCGCGGAGTCTACTTCCGCTAGGACTTCTTCAGTCATGTTTTAACTCTAGTGAGTTCCCGATGAACCTCATCGGTACGGTTTAAAGCATTCGAGTAACAACCCTTTGTCCGGCGGTAAGGCCGGTGCCGAAAGTAATTGTAGTCGTGTTTGTTTCAGTGTAATCGTAATTAAACTCTTTGACGAGTCCATTGACGATCACCATGAGATAGCCACCAAGGCCGTATTCAGGCACTGTAAAGACGGTTTGGCTTGCTGCTGCAACGATGGTTGTGTTTTGGACACCTAGGGGGGTATTAACACCGTCAACAGACCAAATCAAATTGTCCAGCGAGTCTTTTAGCAGAAAAGTGTACCTAGACGGGCCAACCCAGACATTGGCCTCACCCCGCGAATCAAGAATGATCGGGTTCGCGTTTGCGGTGTTCCCCGTGCTATCGGTGTAGGTAGCCAAAGGAACAGTTGTACCGCTAGCGTATGTAAAAAGTTTTCCCCCAACAAGGGGCACTCCCGCAGCGGTAAAAAACTGTACCTTTGGTGACGGGCTAAGTGTGGCAATCATACTTTTTCCATTTGTTTAACTTGCGCTGAATGAACGAAAATACATTTATTTATTTTCGGTTGCTATCAGTGAATGCGTGGATAGTAATTCCCAAGCACGTTCCGGCGTAACTTCTTGCTCAACAACATCATTAACGCCGTCGCCGTCACGCACGGCGTGTATGCAGCACAGCATTGTGTTTGGCGCAAGAACGTCAAACCTATGCGAGATTCCTTTGGGGGTAATGATTAAATGCGGGGCGGTGTAAACAGCCTCGCCATTGTCATGCACCATGCGAACCGAACCAGTAGCCAACAAAGTTACATGGTCAAAGGTGTGTGAATGCCCAGCATGCGTCATTCCTTCCAGTGGAAAGCTCATCATTTTAACAAACACATTGTCAGCAATGGCTATGCTATGGGTTTGCGACACGGGACACCTCAATTTCGCGTTGGATTACGTTGTTATTTTGGGCCGCAATTTGTGCAATTTCTTCCGACGTTAAAGGCACTGTCAACCACACGTCTTGATACACTTCGCCGACTAAACTGTAGCCGTCATGAATAAACTTAAAGCCGTCAATTGGATCAGGTTCATAGACTCTTTCAAATCTTGCAAATTCAGGCGGCAGATTATTAATGTCAATGTGCGGAAATACCTCGCAAAAGTTTTTTTCAACAATTGGGTGGTTAATTGGCATGCCGTTTTCTATTTGAATAAATAGTTCCATCATAAATCTCCAGTGTTTGTGGAGGGAAACGCGCGGCCTGCACCCCAAATAATTCGGACTGCGCCGCCTGCGCCATTACCGGCAAGTTGAGGTGAGCCGGAATTAAGCAGGCCACCCACACCACCGCCAGCGCCGTAAGCGCCGCCAGAACCCCCAGCAGAGGAAGAAGACGCAAGCCCCGCGCCGCCATCGCTGCCGCTTGAGCCAGCTTTACCTGCGGTGTAAATTGCCGCTGCCGCGCCAGACGCGCCGCTTCCTAAAATGCCTACGCCGCCGCCGCCTGCTGCGGCAAACATAGTAAGACCTGTGACCTTAGACGCATTGTAAAAGGAACCGCCGCCGCCGCTACCGGCCCCGCCAGATGCAGCAGAAGACCCCGCATTATTGCCGCCGCCATTACTTCCATTGCCGGAATAACCGCCAGCGCCACCGCCGCCTAACCCAGCAGCACCACCATTGCCGCCGCCGTCACCCGTGTAAGTGCCCCCTGTAACGCCGCTGCCCGTTGTAGCGCCGCCCAAGACAGTTGCTGCGCTTATAAAGTAACTTTCATTACTGTCGCTTGTTGTTGTTGTTGTCCCAGCCCGCCCCGCACCTACTTGAACTGTATAACTGTTGCCCGGAACTACCGTAATATTGTTTTTATAGCCAAGACCGCCTCCAGCGCCACCTTTGTTACTTCCACCTGTGCCGCCGCCTGACCCACTTCCAACAGCAACAACAGAAACTGAAGTCACACCAGCAGGACAAACCCAAGAGAATGTACCGGCAGTTACATAGGCGTCTTGTCCGGGCGGTAGGCCACCGCCTGCGCCAACAAAAGCTAACGCAATCCCGCTCACGATACGTTTCCTGACACAACGCAAACAGTACCACTAATAAACAAAATAGTACAGACGCCGCGAGTGGCTAAAGCAAGGGTTGCTTTATCGGCATCAGTGCCGGCCAAATACGCTGTTGTAATAGACAAAGTAATCGTAATGTTGCCCGAAGTGTTGTTAAAAATAACAACCGCATCGCCAGCGGAAAATGTGGCGTCAGGGACAACAATCGCGCCGCTTGTGCCAACTTCAATAAACTCACCTACATCGGTTACCGCCAATGTGTAGCTGGCTACTTTAGCCGCGCCAGACTGAGGAATTGCGCGAAGTTTTCCCGCGCCGTCACTGTACGAAGCGGCAGTAGTCACGACGCCGCTACCCTTGGGCGTAAGCGTCAAGCTGATGTTTGTGTCTGTGCCATCAGCGGCAAGCGTTGTGCCAGCCAAAGTTACACCGGCAGCAGCTATGTTTGTGTCAAAAGTTGTGCCGTTAACAGTGGTTGCTGTGACAGTGGTTGCTGATAGGCTTGTTGCCGAAACCGCTTTACCAGCAGTCAAGTCATTGACAGCAACTTGTTTGGTCGTACCGGATTGAACAATTGGCAGAACTTCAGTGCCAGCAAGCGGGGTCGTTGCCGCTGGCAACTGGGAAATTTTTAAGTCAGCCATTTATTCACTCCAAAAGGATGTAGTCGCCATTTTCTTGCACAAGGTTTGCCCCAGATTCTGTCAGCAGATTATCCACTGTCAAGCTGCTATCAAAAGTGCCTGAAAATAGCGTGGCGATGCCGCCAAGCCCAATTGACACAGCATTTCTGACAGCAATTCCAAAACTCATTGAATGTTTACCGGCTTGCAGTAAATTGATCCGGTCGCGGATACCTGAATAGCACTCACGCGCCACTGCCCGCCAGTGCCGTTGGGCACAGCAAACGGGATGGGTGTAAAAGCGGGGATGGGGGTGCTGGAGGTGGTAGCAGTGACGCCCTCGCCGACTACAACGTAGGCGGGGGTTGTTGACCAGATTACCACGCCTTGTGGGCCTGCTGCCCATGTAGAAGTTGATCCAGCATCACCTGAATACGAAACAGTTCTCGCCGGAAACACCGTATCGGCTAGAGGTTTTAAAAGTTCCATGATGGCTCCTTATGCCTTAAATATAACATAGCGCCTAAATTACGCCAAAAATTTCAGCTTGTAGAGTGTAGACAGGTACAAGCCAATGATCTCGTCGATGATGTTCTGGATCGGTGTGTCGGTCTTGTCGCACACTTCGTACCGATTACTCTCAAGCTCAGTCATCGAGTCTTGCAAAAACTCGATGATGTTGTTGGTTTTCTTGGCGCTCATCAAAGAGATTGGCCCGATCAGGCCGTGCCTGCCTTGGTAGGCTTCAGAAAACTTGTCCGCCAAGCCCACGATATCTTCGTAAAAATGCCTCAAGGCTTTGTGCTTGGAATAGCTGCGGGTGTTCAGATGCACCGAATGAGCCACATCACGGGCTAAAAACAGAGTGCCTACGAAATCGGATGGCTTGTGCATTATTGTATAACTCCCGTTTCTTGTGGCTGCTCAGGTGGCATTGGTTCCATTGGCGACTCGCGCATCTCAGGAATGCCGCCAATTATGTCATTAGACTCCATTGCAGCCGCAACCACACCCATTGCGATGTCTTGAATCTGTTGCTCGGTCATGCCAGCCTGCACCGCGCTGATGCGCTGTGTCTCGGCAGCGTATGCCTTGATCATTGCTTCAAACTCTTTGATCTCGTTAGTGCGGACAATCTCAGAGTTCTGCACATTGTCCAGCATACCTGCCATCTGATCCATCTGTTGGGCCATCGCTTGAAGCTGCTGCTGCGCGGCTTGCAGTTCCGGATTGTCTTCGCCGTCGCTGAGGAACTTAGGATCGATGGTCTTGGCAAAGCGTTTTGCCATTTCCTGCGCGCCAGGCCAGTCCATGTTCTTGACGAACAAGTCACCAGCAACTTGCCACAATTGTGGGTTGCCTTGCAGCATCTGGCCCATCGCTGCCAAGGCTTCTTGACGCTTGGTAGCGTAGCCCGGCCCCGTGGTCGCCACGACATCGTACTTGCCCACGCCGGGGTTGTAGATCGTGTCAATCACAATGTTG